TCATTTCTTCTCGGAAGACGGAGCGGTAGGTTTGGGTGTAACAGGCTCTTTTGGCGTCGGTTTCGAAGGTGGGATTGATCGCTTATTTCCATGCTCAGGTTCAGGAAATTTTTGTCTTTTGTCATTTGCCATGATGGTCATATTTTAAATGTTTATTGCGAAAAATACAAGCACACAACCAATTCCTAACACACTGATAATTAAATTTATCCAACTTGCAGCCAACGAAATCTTGCATATTTTGGTCTGCCTATCTCTTTCATCGTCAGGAAGTGTGAGAGTTTTATAGTGGGATGCTAACGTCTCGTATTCACTTAGACATTTACTTATTGTGGCTAATAATTGAATCAAGTTATACACCAATGAGCAAATTAACACAGCCCATCCCGTAAACAATATCCATTTACAGCATCCATTCGCAACGGTTGGCAGCAACGCAACAGAAATTGCTAATGCACCGCCAGAGATATACGTGATTTTCTTTTCAAAATCATTCTCAGAAGCTACTTGAGTCTTAACGGTATTATCCCATCGTTCGTCAAGTTGAGATTTTTTATTTTCGGCTACAGTTATTTCTTGCATGACACTCAAGCTGTTGCATTTATTGCAGATAAAAAAATCACAATATTTATGATTTTAATTTGCGTATACATAATATTTATGTATATTTGCATTGTAATCCAAATGTAATAATCAAAAGTAACGAAAATATGGCAACTCGCAAAACGAAAATCAGTCCGTTAAAAACCAGGGTCGATTATGTTGGGACTTTGAAATGTATTCCTATTGGGGAAACTCGCTCATTCGAAATGTTAGGAGACATGGTTCAAACCATGAGAAATACAAAATGGCGATTGGCTGCAAAAGGGCTAACGTTTGATTTTAAAGCTGATGCCGAGAGTAATCTACTGCATATTACCCGAATTTCATAAAAAAGGAGATACCCATGACCGCAATAGAACCACAAGTATCAGACACCGGACGGTACTCTATAAAAGAGACTTGCGAGCATCTCAAAATTAACCGGGGGACGCTGAGTGCGCATACAAAAGCCGGTTACATCCGTTGCGGTTTCCGTCGTCAGAACAAAAGGAAATTCTACACCGGAATTGAGATTAAAAGATACTGGAAAGCAACCATGTAAAATTGACAACTATGATCGCAGTCATCCCTACCCTTTTGATTTGCGGCATAGTAGCCATACTTGAAACTAAAACCGATACAGCCATGAACGACGAATTTATCATCACACCCGGCCCCGCTCCGGATTCAGCTTTGAATCCACTGAGGGCAAACCTTTCCCGGCTGGCTCTTTCCGACGAAGTCAGCGATGAGGATAGAGAGGCGATCAAAGAATACATCGAAAATCTATAAAACTATGAAAAAACTAAGGCAATGGATCAACGTCCGCAGGGACAGAAGGCTGCGGAAATGGTGTGTGGAACAAGCTGACACAAGAGCAATTGGGCTCTCCCTTGTGTCTTCGGCACAAGAGATTTACGACTGGATTACAATGCGTTTTGAATCAAATTCAAAATCTGGGCGTAAGACTGGTCAGTTTTGATGTATTTCGATCCCGTTGAAAAATAGATGCATACAACTGATCCTTCTTCAATTACAGTTTGAATGGTATTAACCTGTACTAATGCTTTGTAAGCATTATTCCCAGTGGTTACTTCAATAAATCCTTTCATAGCAGTAAAATTTAAAGGTTTGACGCTTACAAAGATAACAAAACTCGGCACTCCCGCAACTTTCATAGCAGAGAGTAAAAAGGTTTGACAACTCCGCGGGAGTGCTGATTTACCCCTTTGGTCTAATGGAATGACGGCACGAAGTAAGGTGGGGGATTCGTGCAGGTAACGGTTCGAGTCCGCTAAGGGGTACAAAATAAAAGAATAGCCATGCAAGGACAAGAGTTTACATACAGCGAGGCGGCGTTGCGCGAGTTGGCCGCATGCCTTAAATCGGAGATGAGCGCACTGATCTGTAAACCCTACCCGCATTTCAGGAAAGAGTATTGCGGCGAGATTACCGCCGTTCAAGATGGCGGTGTAATCAGCGTGTATGCAGACTATTACATTAACCATGTGGGCGATTACGATCTTCAGCTTTCGCAGGCATACTTCAAGCCTGAAGGCGAGAAAGAGTACAGAATCCATGAACCCTATCCAAGAGATATAGAGTACTACTACGCAGAAGCAAACGGTTCCTGCTACCGTAAAGCAGGTTAGGTTAGTAATGTTGGTTTAGGTTAGCAGCCATTTTTTACGATCCGGACGGCAATCCGGGTCACCCCTCCGCCCTACGGGAGTATCGCGGAGTTTTTAAAGGACAAATCAAAATTTACCGCTATGAATAAAGATCGAAGGAAACGCCTTGAAGGTATTTACGAGAAACTAATGGAGATCTATGAAGAGCTGGATGCAATCATAGATGAAGAGCAGGAAGCATACGACAATATGCCTGAATCACTCCAAGATAGTGAAAAAGGTGAGCGGATGTATGAAGGTATCGATAATCTGGAGAGTGCAAGAGATGACATCAACAATGCTGCAACCACAATTGAAGAGGTGATCGCACAATAAACAAATACCATAAGGACGAATCAAAACACTCAATACTATGGACAGGCATTTCGAGTTAACGGACAAATTTATAATCAATGCATTCGGCGCTAAGTTATTTCAAATCAAATGTACGCGTAAAATCAAGTATGCCGACATCGGTGATCTTGGAGGGTATATTGAAAAAGAAAATAACCTGTCCGGCGATGCTTGGGTGTCCGGCAATGCTCAGGTGTCCGGCGATGCTCAGGTGTCCGGCGATGCTCAGGTGTCCGGCGATGCTTGGGTGTACGGCAATGCTCAGGTGTACGGCAATGCTTGGGTGTACGGCAATGCTTGGGTGTCAAACGATAATGAACATTGTGGATTTGATTGTTTCGGGTCTGCTAATCGCCACACCCATTCCTACAAAACCAAATCAGGGAAAATTGAAATCACCTGCGGATGCTTCCGGGGGTCTATTGAAGAGTTTGAGAAACAAATCAAAGAGACACATCGAGGGAATGAATTCGAAAGGCAATACATGGCTATTGTCGAAGTGATAAAAATCAAGTTCGGGTTAAAATGACAGTATTATGGACTATTTAGCGGAACCCCAAAAGAAGATCAAAGCGGCCCTATTATCGGGTATCAGGCTGACGACCGCACAAGGTAACCGGATGGCCCAGACTGTGGATTTTCGCAAAATCATATCAAGATTGAGAAAGGATGGGATGGCGATAAAATGGTTTTGGAATGCTCGCAAAGACCAGGACGGTAAAATAGTCGCACGATATAAAACCTATTACTGTGAATCTCCGCTTCCCGCTAAAGGGACGAAGATCGATGGTTTTGGAGAACCGAGTTTTAACGAAATGTTTTGGAATCAGTAAACATCATACCCAGAGGCAGGCAGACGACCTATCCCGGACAGACGGGGACGGTTCCGGGAAGGTGTGGGGAACCCTCGACAGCGATTATAACGAAGGAGAAGTCGCGCTGTTAAAAGGTCTGCTGACAGCCCGGAAAGACGGGCAATTTGGACAGGTGGCGGAATTGGTAGACGCTAATACATGTGGTAAGTATGCCGAACAAGGCGAGCAGCATTAATGAGTGTGTAAAAGACGCTTACCGTAAGCACTCATTGCAGGTTCGAATCCTGCCCTGTCCACAAAAATCTAATTTTCACGACTATGGAAAATATGGAGATTTACAACAGTACCCGTGCGGTGCCGCAAGAGGCCAAGAAAGAGATCAAAGGCGGTCGGCTGTCAGGCAAGACCGATATAAATCCCATGTGGCGCATCAAAACGCTGACCGAGCAGTTCGGGCCGGTTGGGTTCGGATGGCGGTACGAGATTACAGACAAGCGTCTGGAGCCCGGAGCTAACGGCGAAGTGGCCGCCTTCGTTCAAATCAACCTTTTTGTGAAAATGAACAGTCAATGGAGTGAGCCCATCGTCGGCATTGGCGGCAGTGCATTTGTTGCCAAAGAAAAAGGCGGCTTGTTCACTTCCGACGAGTGTTACAAGATGGCTTTAACGGATGCGATTTCTGTTGCTTGCAAGGCCCTCGGGATGGGTGCCGATGTGTATTGGCAGGCCGACCGCACCAAGTACGACCAACAGCAACAGCAACAGCAGCAACAGCAACAGCAACAGCAACAGGCCGAACCGTCCAGAAAGGTGAAACTATTCAACCGAAACGACGATAACCTGGTGAACTGCCTTTGTGATCTGGTGACCGGACAGAATTTGTGCGGTAAAAACAAGAAGAAGGAAAAATGGACGCTTGCCCAATTTGAAACGTCCCTGCAGGGGTTCACGCATGAGGATTACGCCTGGTTGGTTAACCGTGCGACCAATGGTATAGGAGTCGCCCAAAATCAGTAGCGATGGAAACGACGGAAGAAATCATTAAAGCGCCTATTTCCATTCCGGAAGCTATACAAAAGGCAAAAGCGTATATCCTCAGCGGTGAAGTCGATCCTTTAGAAATGTGGGCGAATATGTCACGGTACGAAAAGATGTTTAAAGCCGTAAAAGACGATCCACAGGTAAAGGATTACGCCCTGCGGGAATTGTCAAAATACGGCTCCGGTCACCAACTGCACGATTGCAAGCTGGAGGAATCCGAAGCGGGTGTGAAATACGATTATTCGGTATGCGGGGATAGCACGCTGACCGAACTCTACGAGACAAGAGCGGAACTCGATCAGCAGATAAAAGAGCGGGAAACGATGCTCCGGGGGATTCCAGTAGGACAAACTATCGCTGATACGGAAACCGGTGAAGAGTTGCGCCGCCCGGTCAGAAGTTCAAAAACGACAATCAAAGTAACCTTTAATAAAACAGCAAGATGAGCGATTTAATCAACATGTCGATCTGTGTGAGTGACATTGCCAAGTCCAAGATTAAGCAGGCGGAAAATGGCAAAAAGTACATGAATATTACCGTTGCCAAACGTCGTGAAGCCGATTCTTACGGAAACACCCACACTGTATTTATGAGCCAGTCAAAGGAAGAGCGTGAGGCCAAAACGGATCGCGTTTACATCGGTATCGGAAAGGGTTTTAGCTTCAACCCGCCAGCCTACACACCGGAATCAGTGGATCAGATGCCCCCTGCATCAGAGGTTGACGACCTGCCATTTTAGACCATGCTGTACAATCTGAGTAATATACTCGACAAGGAACGCTTCAAACGGCGTTCGAACGACCTGTACCGTAAAGGCGTGGTTGTCGAACTGACCGAAAAGAAAGCCAAACGTTCGCGGTCCCAAAATTCCTACCTGCATTTAATCCTTGGCTGGTATGCGATGGAGACTGGCAATACGCTCGAATATGTGAAACGGGTGTACTTCAAAAAACTGTGTAATCCTTCGCTTTTCGTGCGTCACAAGGCGGATAAGTACCTCGGTGAAGAAAATGAGTACCGTAGTTCGGCAAACCTTACCACAGCCGAAATGACGCAGGCCATCGACCGATTCCGCAACTGGAGCGCGTCGGAGTGCGGAATCTACCTGCCCTCTCCGAATGAAGAGGATTTTTTGCAGAGCATCGAGGTTGAAATGGACCGTCAAAGCGAATACCTATGACCGACCTGGAACAACTTACCCTGAATGCCGTCGCGCATATTTCGGCAAGTAAGGCCCTTAAAAAGGAAGAGCCGACTATTGCCCTGATGAAAGATGTATTTAAGGTGATGAATGGGTATGACAAGGAACAGGTGCGCGGTGCGCTTCGAAGCCTAACCCGGGCCGGGCGCATTACCTATGGAAACACGATCAACGATATTTATTTCAAAGTCAAGACACATGGAACATAACAAAGAAGATCCGCGAATGGAGAAAGCCCGTATCGATTACGGGTTTTACACGAAGAAAGCGAAAGAACTGCTATGCAAACTGCAAGACCAGAACCGGCATCTTATCCGGACGCTGGACGAGTTTAGCGATGCAATGCAACGTTGCCACGAAGCAAAAAGAATACTTGAAGGCGAATAGCTAATAAAAATGGCAAGACCTACAAAGAAAGGATTGGATTATTTCCCTTTTGATGTCGACTTTTTCGAGGACGAGAAAATAGCGGCCATATCGGGCGAGTTTGGACTGAAAGGAGAAATTGTAGCTGTTAAGCTGCTTTGTGCGATATACCGTAACGGATATTTCATCTTGTGGAGTGACATGTTACGCTTGAAAATCCTGCGCGATCTTCCGGGCGTCAGTCCGGATCTTCTCGACAAAATAGTAGACCGCTTGGTCAGGTGGGAGTTTTTTGATAAAACCCTGTTTGATTCGGTGGGAGTCCTAACGAGTCGGGGGATACAGAAGCGCTACCTGTCCGTAGCCAAACGGCGCACCGGAACAGAGGAAATGCCCTATTTATTAGTTTCTGTCGACAGAAACCCCTTACAGTCGGAGTTATTGTCGACAGAAACCCCCCAAAGGAAAGTAAAGGAAAGTAAAGAAAATAATAAACCCTCTATAATCCCCCTTTGCGGGGGAGACAGAGAGAGTCTTTTTCCAGAGGAACCGGGCAGTGCGATTCATGACGACTGCACAGAGGATGCAGCCATAAGTGAAGCTGATGCGTCAGCGGTGAAGAATACAGGTAGCCGTCGGTTTACGCCTCCGAATATTGAAGAAGTTGCAGCGTATTGCAAAAAACGCCAGAACGGTATCGATCCTCAATCTTTCATCGACCATTACAGCGCTGTAGGTTGGATGGTGGGCCGTAACCGCATGAAAGACTGGCAGGCAGCAGTCCGGACCTGGGAAAACAGGCGTAAAAAGGATCAATCGCACCACAACTCGGCTATGGATTACAAAATTCCGCTTTAGCTATGATTATCGTCGAAACCAAAACGCAGAAGCTATACGAGATTAGCCCGGCACGGTCGCACGGTGAGAACTATATGACCTGTCCGGTGTGCTCCGAAACCCGCAAAAAGAAGCACGACAAGTGTTTCGTGTGGAATGCGGACAAGGGGGTCGGTCACTGCTGCCACTGTGATGCTACTTTCTCGGCGCATACGCAGCTTAAATCTCGACAGCCGAAGAATTATGCTATCCCGGTGTGGAAGAACAAAACAGGACTTACGGATGAGGCCGTGAAATGGTTTGAGGGACGGATGATTTCGCAGGCTACACTCCGGGAGATGCGGATCTATTCGGACAGGGAATGGATGCCGCAGTACGGCAGGGATGCGAAAGTGATTTGCTTTCCGTATTTCGTCGGTGACAGGCTCGTCAACATCAAGTACCGGGGGCCGCAGAAGTCGTTCCGGATGGTCAAGGATGCGGAGTTGATCTTCTACAACTTCGATTGTATCGCAGCGTCGAAGGAGTTGATCATTTGCGAGGGAGAAATGGATGCACTCAGTTTTATCGAGGCCGGGTACAAGAATGTGGTTTCAGTTCCGAACGGTGCCGGGGCGACAGATTTAACGTACTTCGACAACTACGTCGATAATCTCGGTCACATCGAGCGGTTCTACATTGCCGCCGACTTCGACGAAGCGGGGCTGAAGCTGCGCAATGAGTTGGTGCGTCGGCTGGGCTCGGAAAAATGCCTGATCGTGACCTACAAAGGGCGCAAGGACGCAAACGAGCTGCTGATTGCCGAAGGTGGGCTTGCGGTCCGGGAAGTGATTGAGGGGGCGCAGGAGATTCCGATTCAGGGGTATGTGAACATCTCGGATCTATACGATGATCTCCTTGCCATGTATCAGCACGGCTTGCCGGAAGGGAACCGTATCGGCATTGCCGAGATCGATGAGGTGATCCGTTGGGAGGTGTCGCAACTCGCTGTGTGGACAGGTATTCCGTCGCACGGCAAGTCTGAAATGCTCGACATGGTGACAGTTTTGCTGGCGGTTTGCCACGACTGGAAAACGCTCTTTTTTTCGCCCGAAAATTATCCCATCCAAAGCCACTATGCGAAAATTGCGGAAAAGCTGATCGGAAAGTCGTTCAAACAGTCGGACATGAGCCGCGAGGAGTTCGACCGTGTATTCGACTACATCGGAGATCATTTCTTTTGGCTCGATCCCTACGAGGAACCTACCCTGGAAAACATTTTGGACCGTGCAAAACAGTTCGTACAGCGCAAAGGAATCAAGCAGCTCGTGATCGATCCGTTTAACTGTCTGGAGCACAAGCGTGACAAAAATGAAACAGGGTCTGAGTATGTCGGACGGTTTCTTGACGAACTCTCGCGATTTGCCAAACGGTACGGTGTATTGGTCCATCTGGTCGCTCACCCGACAAAACTGGAGAAGCTCAGCAGCGGCATATATCCGCCGCCGACACTGTACGACATCAGCGGATCGGCCAATTTTTACAACAAGGCCGACTACGGATTGACGGTGTACCGTGATTTCGTGAATCACCGAACAAAGCTGATTCCGACGAAAGTGCGTTTCAAAAACTTCGGGCATCCGGTGTCGGAGGGCGTGCTGCTCCAGTACAACCCGCGCAATGGCCGATATCAGGTCCCGCCGGGGGACATCAACCTACTCGACAACTCCGACTGGCTGCAACCGCAGCAGGCCGATTTTCCCAATGACGAAGTATGGACACCCGGCAGCGACCTGCCGTTTTAAACCGATTAAATAATGATACACATAGGCATAGATACAGGCACACATACCGGGTTTGCTGTCTGGGATTCCGAAAAACGGAAACTTCTAGAAATCGAGACCCTGACGATTACCCAGGCGATGGATCGGGTGTTGACATACCGGAATATCGGTCTAACCATTGGTCGTGAAATCAAACTCCATATCGAGGATGCCCGGTTGCGGAAGTGGTATGGCAATGCAGGGCGGGAGAAGCTGCAGGGCGTAGGGTCCGTTAAACGTGATTGTGCGATTTGGTTTGACTGGTGTAAGGAAAATCACATTGAGTATCGAAAAGTAGCCCCCAAAGACAAACCGACAAAAATGAAAGCAGAACCATTCAACCGCCTGACCGGTTGGTGCAAGACCACATCGGAACACGGCAGGGATGCCGCGATGATGGTGTTCGGATTATGAAACTTAAAACCTACCACAATGAAAGTCGAAATCAACCAAACGATCAACCCGGAAATGGTAACCCTTTACAGCCATCGCACCGGTGAATTTATCGACGAAATCCCCGCTGAGAAGGTCAAAGACCTGCAACACCTTTCGGGGGGGTATTTCAGGTGACACGCAAGCAGATCAACAAGATTAAACGGGAAGCAAAACAGCAAGACAATGACATACCACGAGTTTGAAGAGAAAAGATGGGGAAAAGGCGACCTGATCGTATTCAGGAAATATCGCCGGAAAGTTATCGGGGTCAATTTCGAAAGCGGTTGGATTCAAACGAGAACCCGGTACTCCAGACGTAAGATTTGGGTGTATTACGGGGATTGTGAAACCGTCCCGTCCGGGGCACAGAATGAAGAG